ATCTTCCGACTTTGTTGGTGGTCGTGGTGTTGAGTCTGGTCTTATCGGCAACCTGTACGGTGTAGACGTATACGTTTCTAGCAACGCTCCGGTCATCGAAGTCGCTGCTCAGAACACCGCGTCAACTGTAGACACCCGTGGTTGTATGTTCTTCCACAAGGATGCCCTTGTAATGGCAGAGCAGTTGTCTGTACGTTCTCAGACCCAGTACAAGCAAGAGTACCTCTCTACTCTGTACACGGCTGATACTCTGTACGGCGTTGAAACCTACCGTCCTGAAGCTGGCTTTATCATCGCCATCGCTGACGAGTAAGTTTGACACAGGGGGTCGCAATGGCCCCCTTTTCTTTCTGTTGTTTCAGGAGTAGTCTATGCCTATTTATCGTGGTGACGGTGGAAGCGCTGAAACTAGCAACAACGCGCTTGCCAACGAAGTAGCACAAGACGCCGCATCTGCTGCGAACAGTGCTACTGAAGCTGCGCTTAGTGCTAGTGCTGCCGCTACTAGTGCGTCTGCCGCCGCTACGAGCGAGACTGCTGCTGAAACTGCAGAAACAAACGCAGAAACATCTGAAACTAACGCTGCATCAAGCGCTACCGCAGCTGCCTCTAGTGCCACTAGTGCAGCCTCAAGCGCAACTACGGCCACTACGCAAGCGAGTGCGGCATCTACGTCTGCAACCGCCGCTGCGACAAGCGCGACTAGTGCTGCTACGAGTGCGACCAACGCATCGACTAGCGCAACCAGTGCGGCCTCTAGTGCAACCACAGCAACAACAAAAGCTAGTGAAGCAGCTACCAGTGCAACTAACGCAGCTACATCAGCAACTAATGCTGCCACCAGTGAAACTAACGCAGCTACATCAGCAACTAATGCTGCGACCAGCGCAACCAACGCCGCTTCTAGCGAATCAGCAGCAGCAACTAGCGAAACCAATGCTGCATCTAGTGCGTCTTCTGCGTCTACTAGCGCAACAAACGCAGCTTCTAGCGCGTCTGCTGCATCTACGTCAGAGACAAACGCGGCATCTTCAGCGTCTGCGGCCAGTACGAGTGCAACCAACGCAGCAACATCAGAATCAAACGCCGCTACGTCAGCAACAAACGCAGCCACTAGTGCTACTAACGCTGCTACGTCAGAGACAAACGCATCTAACAGCGCCACAAGTGCGGCTACATCAGCAACTAATGCTGCTACTAGCGAAACTAACGCGGCAACCAGCGCTACTAACGCAGCTGCATCATACGACGATTTTGATGATCGTTACTTAGGCGCAAAAGCGTCAGATCCAACTCTAGACAACGACGGGGACGCACTAGCTACCGGAGCCTTGTATTTTAATACGGGTGGTGCAGGCATGAAGGTGTATAACGGGTCTGCTTGGGAAGATATAGCAGGAACCGGAACCGTTACAAGCGTAGCTATGACTACGCCAACAGGTCTTACAGTTTCAGGATCTCCTGTCACGGGTAGTGGTACTCTAGCTGTTAGTTTCACAGCAGATTACTCCATACCAACCACGACAAAACAAGGGCAGTGGGACACAGCATACGCAGACACTAACGCGGCAACCGATTCTAACACGAACAATGCGATAGTTAAGCGTGATGCTAGTGGAGACTTCAACGCTCGGTACATAAATGCCGATTACCTGAACATGAGCCACCTCGTAGACACTCGTAACAGCGAAACAGTTTTCTTTAGCTCCACAGACGATTACATCCGCAAGAACAACAAAGAAGGAATGAAGGAGTCGCTGAACATTACGCACATTGCGGATGGATCAGGAGGCGGTGACTACGGCTCCGTGCACTCCTCCGGAGGCGCTACCGGTGGATACATAGGCTACAGCCTCAACGGTCGTGCGGTCTTCATGCACAACAACGGGACCACCACGGGCATCTACAACGACGTAAACAACCACTGGATAATCGTGGGGACGCACGGCGGCGCGACCGGTCTATACCATGCGGGTGCCCAGACGGGCTACACCTATGCTGGCGGCTGGCGGGTAACTGGTAGCATACTGGCTACTTCTAACATCTACGCCTACTACTCAGACGAAAGACTAAAGGATGTTGTAGGAAAAATAGACACGCCTTTAGAAAAAATAAAAGCAATAGACACTTTTTATTACACCCACAACGACACTGCGCGTGAACTGGGTTATGAAGGCTCTGAGAGACAGGTAGGCGTAAGCGCACAGTCTGTGCAATCTGTCATGCCTGAAGTTATTGGACTCGCTCCTATTGATGATGATGGAGAAGGCGGGTCAGTAACTGGTGAGAATTATATGACCGTGCAGTATGAACGTCTTGTGCCTTTGTTAATAGAAAGTATTAAGGAGCTTACGGCTGAGGTGGAGGCGTTAAAAAATGCCGCTTCCTAGCTCGGGTCAAATTGACCTCAATGACATTCACGTTGAAGCTGGTGGATCTAGCGGTACTCAAGCGGCGATTAACGATGCTGATATACGAGCGTTGATTGGTAAATCTTCTGGCGTTCAAATGGCGTTTAGTGAATGGTACGGAGCAAGCAGTGCGCCAGAGTTTGTAGGGAGTCACAGCAGGAATACTTCTGTTTACAGATTAAACAACATGGTTCCTGATTTGAGTTTAACCTCTATATCGGGAAGAACGTCTGGTGATTTGGTTATGATGGCCTTTTCGTGTGATGGGAGTCTCGGTTCTGAGCCTACTGTTACTGGATTAACAAGCCCATCTGTTCTTGCTTGGGACAGGTTCGGCGTTGGTTACGGGGTTATTGTGGGAACGTACAACGGAACAGACACTATTGAGTTTACTGGTGGAAGTGGACAGACCTCTGCTATTTGTGTTTCAATGTTTAGTGGAGTATCATCAGCATCTTTGTACGGGTCTGTAGCCACAGGCACTAGCGGGATGCCTAACCCACCCTCTTACGTTTTAGGATCAGGTAAAGTTGTGTACATCACGGGGCATTTGGATGATGACCTAATTACAGCAACGGCTCCATCAGGTTACACACTGTCGAATACTCAGCAGGCGTCTTACGGATCTCGACGCGCCACAGGAATGGACGCATACGATTTAAGTCCTGCTTCCAGCGGAAACCCCGGAGCCTTTGGTGGTGGGGGCAGTGACTACAGAGCAGCGTGTACTATTATTTTATCTTAGGTAATTATAATGATTAACTACGAGTTTACTATTATATCTCCACAGCAGTTAAAGGTACAGCTGCAGTATACCAAAGACGGTTTTCCTGACTACTGGATAAACACTCAAACTAACGACTTTAGTGATGAAAACCTGCAAACTGTCGCTCAAAACGGCGGTGAAAGAGCAAGAGCTTTTTGGGATGCTATTGCAGTATTGCCTGCAGAAGTAACGCCAGAGTCTACTACGGGTGTTGCGAAACGGCGTGTCAGTGTTGAAGAACCTGTTTACGACAGTCTTACTCACAAAACCTCATTTGAGTGGGTTGAGTCAGATGATGCTTTTACTCAAACGTGGACTGTAACAGAAAAAACCGATGCAGAAAAAGCAGAGGCGCTTACAATATGGCGTGAAACTACTACTGTATCTATGCGGCAAGCTCGTTTAGCTCTGTTAGAGCAAGGGTTGCTGTCTGTAATAGACGATAGCATTGCCTTAATTCCAGAGCCTAACAAAAGTAAAGTTTCTACTGAGTGGGAATACGCTTCTGTAGTAGAAAGAAACTCTGCATGGGTTGCTGTTTTGCAGCCAGCGTTGGGACTAACTGACGAACAGGTGGATGATTTGTTTAAACTAGCTGGTACACTGTAATGCTAGAAGATAATAGATTAGATCGTATTGAGCAAAAGCTAGATAAGCTCACCGAAGCGGTATCACAGATAGCTCGTGTAGAAGAGCAGATGCTGGCTGTTTTCAAGCGCATTGATAGGCACGAGAAGCGTCTAGACGATCAAGAGGATGACATTCAAAGGTTGACAGAAGAAGTCCTAGCTAACTCTTATTCTGTCAAAGCAGGCGAAAGAGTGTTTTGGATTGGTATCGCAACTGTAGCATCAGTACTAGGATATTTAATTAGATAGGGTAAACACATGACTGATTACACTAAAACAACGGACTTTGCTGCCAAGGACAGTTTACCTTCTGGTAACGCTAATAAGGTTGTCAAGGGAGCAGAGTTTGAGACAGAGTTTGACAACATTGCGACTGCAATTTCTACCAAGTTTGATAATACTTCTACGGTAGATATTAACGGCGGTGCTATTGACGGTACTACAATTGGTGCATCAACACCCGCAGCTGGCACGTTTACTGCTTTTACATCAACAGGAATTGATGACAACTCTAATGCTAACGCGATTACAATAGACTCGTCAGAAAGAGTTGGGTTTAACGCTACATCACCCTCAGTAGAAGTACACATTAGAGATCAGAACTACGGAACACTTAGTAGTTCTACTCCTGTTCTCCGTATTGATTCAAACTCTTCACTGGCAAGCAACAGCAAAATTGAGCTTACGGCTGGAGGGGGCACAGCTTCAATTTTTAGGTACTCAGATGATACAGACAACTTCTTAGCCATAGAAGAAACAGGCACTGGAGGAACATCGGGAATCAGGATTAACGATGCTGATTTAGGTGTTGGTCTTTTTACCGCAGGTAGCTCATCAAGTCCTGATTTTAAGGTTGATACATCTGGAGATGTGACAGTAGCCAATGATATGACAGTCGCTGGTGCGGTTGTAAAACTCACCGGACTACCTACTTCAGATCCTTCATCGGCAGGACAGCTGTGGAATGACAGCGGTACGCTAAAAGTGAGTGCTGGTTAATATGTGGCAGGCAATCATATCGCCAATCGCTAGTCTTCTTGGGCAGGTTCTTAAGAACAAGGCCGAAGAAAAGAAAGCGGTACATACAGCCAAGATGGAAGTGATTAAGAACACGGCGTCATGGGAACAACTCATGGCGTCTGCCAGTGCTACCTCGTGGAAGGACGAGTGGTTTACATTGTTGCTCTCAGCGCCTGTGGTTGCGCTTATGTGGGGTATTGGAATGAATGACGTAGAGATACTAGATCGCATCGGTATTGCCTTTGAGGAGCTTAATAGGCTCCCTGATTGGTATCAGTACTTGTTATTCATGGCAGTATCCGCATCCTTTGGTATTCGTGGGGCTGATAAGCTGCTCGCGTTGAAGGGGAAAAAGTAGATGGCTGACGAACGTTTATACGATTATACGAATCAGCGTGAAAAAGGCGATGCACATAACCTGTATTGGAACAACTTTTCTACACAGGTAACTGAATCAGAACTAAAAGAACGGTTTAACGCTGAAGATAACGGACAGTTGAGAAAGGCGTTTGGATCTTTTGACAATTATTTCGCGTACATGAATGAGCGTCAGGATCTCATTGACTCTGGACAACTAAAGTCAGATTGGTGGGATACGGGAGTTGCTCTCGTAGACCAAGGCATGATGTCTGAGTTTGAAAGCGACATGGATGATCGCGCCTTTGAACAGTCGGTTATAGGCAGGGGAGTTGATTTAGCTACTGACGCATACGCAGGTCAGGCCGAAGTTTTAAACAGCCTGTACTCTAAGTACACTGGTGAAGACTTTGTTCGTTACAACAGTGATGGCGACAAGTTTGAGTGGAATGGCTCATCTTTTGTTAAGACCGTAAAAATTGATGACAGCATTAACACAAACGCCCTTATCTTAGGGGCCATGTTAACTGGAGTAACAGCAGGGGCGTTTAGTGCTGCGGGTCTGACAGGTGCGGGCTTGGGTGGCGCTATAGGCAAGGGGGCTGCTGCGGCTACTTCTAACGCACTAACGCAGGCTGCGCTCACTGGGTCTATTGATCCAAGATCCGTGGCTGCTAGTGGAATTATGGCTGGCGTTAGCCCCGGTGGGATGCTCATCAAAGGCCTAAATTTTGTGCCCGACAGTGCCCTTGCTGGTGTACTTAGTGGCGCTACTAATTCTGCTATATCTAGTGCGATAACAGGATCAGGGTTTGACCTTAAGGATGTGGCACTGGCTGGGCTTCAGGGCGGCATCATCAACATCCTTAAAGACCTGTATCAAGACGCAACCCAGTTTGATGTAGGCTCTCGCATGGAGCAGATTGCGTATGAAAGAGAGCAACTAGGGCTGGACCCGCTGCTT